TCATCTCTCCAACCTCCCCTTAACCTCTCCAACATGTAAACCATGCTCTCTGCCTTTTTTAAACGCTTCTTTTGCTACACGGCGGATGAGCTTGGCAAGTGACCTTACATCTAAGTCATCGTAGTCCTTGTCTATCCCAGACGCTCTCTTGTAAAAGTAATTAACTGCTAATTTGTCATAACGGTCGGGCTTCATATCTTCACATCGTCTGTGTGAGTGGTGGTCATGATTTACCCTTCTTTGGTTTAGGCTTCTTAACCTCTATCTCATGGTGGAAGTCAAACTCACCAAATTCTCCGTCACTCATGACTTCACCTTCTTCTGTGCCATGTTAAGCGCCTCAAAGACCTCCCTCAAGTGCATATCACACCCCACAATCAACAGGTTAGCCGCCTTCCACCTGTAGAATGTCCGCCTCATCTCATCCTGCATATCTTCACAAGCTTCACAAGCCATGCTTAATCCCCCCTCTCCTGCAAATCAATCACAACATTCACCAAGTCCTGCGTAAGCTTCGCTTGCTTTAGTGTCACCTTAGCCTGCTGTAGCTCGCTTGTCTTCATGGCTTACTCCAAGTCCTTGGTCTCATACCGGCTCTCCAAGAACTTCTCCCACATGCGGGAGTCGAACCCATTGAGCCCGTAGGTCTCGTAGTACTCATCAGCTAAGTCCTCTTGGTTCTCATCCAACCACATCTCGTAGCGCTGCTCGGCGTACAGGTGTTTGTCCAAGTGACCACTCACAGCGTCGATATCGTTACTCATGTTTTCTTTCTCCGTTTTAGCTTGTTACAGCGAGCGCACCTTATGGCACCCCGCTTTGTGTACTTCCAGTAATGCTGGGCGCATCTCACTAGTAGATGTACCTACGCAGGTTACGCACGACATATGGTTCCCAACTGTCAATAGGAGTCATGGCTCCCACCCATACCGAAGTGGTCTTTTGAGGCCCAAAAATCGCTAGTCGTAAACCCGCAAATACACTTGTAGCGGCATCCTGTTCTTGAAGTTTTGCCTGCTCCATGAGCCTTTGGGTTTCCATGCGGACGCACTCCTTTGTACACCTCTTTTGGGTTCCCATGGCTGACCCCATTAGTCTTGGTGCTTCGCACGGAACTCATCGTCCACCACGGGCTCTACCGGCATGATGTTGTCGTTGTCAGCGGGCATGGTGATAGTGTTGAAGGCAGCGAACTCGTCACCTAGCTTCTTGACCTCAATGAACATGCCGGTTGATGTTTCGATAACCTTATCAATTTGAACCTTGACCCAGACCTTATCGCCTACTTTGTAACGCATTGTTTCTTCTCCGTTTTCCAATGATACGATTTACACTTCGGACACATCTTGGTTGCCTCTGTGCGAGGCGTCCAGACATGACCACAACGACGACACTCATTACTTGGTAATTTGTACTTCATAGCCATGATTCTATATGATAAGTAAGGTGGTGTCAACAACTAAATTACAGTCCACAAAATCCCTCACATTCGTTGCCGAACCAGTCGGAAGAATTACCATCTGGGTCAAAGTTCTTAAGCGGCTTGCATGAGGGGTGTAGGTATGCCTTCGTTGCCATCTTCTTGAGACACCCTCTCAACTTTTCATCAAACTCCACGGCATCTGCCCAGTCGCTCGGGGCATTCTTCTTGAGATTCTCCCAGTAAGTGTTGGAGTGGTAGGGACAGCCGATACAGGCGGACTTGGGTGGTACTGGAAGGTCATGTTTCTTGAGGTAAAGCTCGCAGTCATACCTAACCATCTCAAGCTCGATAAACGGGTACCGGTTCTTCATCCAGCCGACCCTGCTGAACTTCATCCTGTGAGCCTCGTCACCGGAGATACCTAACCACAGCTCCACTTGAGTCTTCATGGGATAGTGGTACTTGACCCCGCAGAGTTCACGAATCTTCTGGCGAACAGGCTCAATCTTGTATTCTCGGGTGCATTGGCGACTAAGTGGTACGGTCTTGCCATCCTTGTTCTTCATCCAAGCGGGGATGATTATGCCTCTGGTGGGGTCGTGTAGGGTGGTGCTGCGCAGGCTACCGAGACTGGTGGTATGGATGGTAAGCCCCCGCTCCGCACACCACGGTATGAACCAGTTGAGGTAAGCGTAGGTCTCCTCCGTCTCCCATTGGGTATCTGCGAAGACAGCGTAGTCTGGCATCTCGAAGTCCCCAAGGCAGGACATTGCGGCGAGGGTGACGGTTTGTATACCACCACCAAAGGACATGACCTTAATTGCGCTTGGCATCAAACCCATGCTTCACAGCAATCCGCTTACCGCACCTGTGACATTCCCCGATATACCACCGCTGGTCAAGCGCTGGGACGAGAATCACAGGATGCATCCGAGTCTTCTGACACCCGCATTCCACAACCATCCGCTTCACCGGCAGCGTCTCACCTATGAATTCTGGGGTTTCTTCCATATCACCGTGTTTCTGCTCTGGTTACCGGCGCCGAAGGCGCTTTCTGGACTCTAATCATCGCGGTGCATGAGCAGAGCAATAACGATAAATATGATTACCCACATGGGTATCCACATTAGCGGTTCACCCAGGCGAACTCGAACCTGTACTCATCATGGAACACGATACTACGAACTAGTGTCCACTTTTTCATAACCTTACCTCCGTTTTTGGTTGATAATTCCGCTCAATCGCCTCAAAAGTCTCAATGATGTACCGCTTCATGTCGCTGCGGTTGTTGAAGAACATTACCTGCAAATCGTACTTTACCCAGAAGGTGAATAGCTTCTTCATCATGGTTGTACCCAGCATCTTGGCCCGTGGGTGACCCGCATAAACCTCGTTCATCGTCGCCTCAACCACCAGAACCAACTTCACCTTGTCCGCCTTCGCCCGTTCCAACTCTCTCTTGAACCTCTCATGCCCCTCGCCATTCCCCAGGGTTGTCCACAGGTCGCTGAAACCTTTGCGCTCAAACACTATCGGCATCCCAGCCCCGCAGTCCCAGCAACCGCCGTAGTCCCCGTAGGGCATCGTTACCACCTCGGACTCTGGGAAGTCGAGCGGGCGCTGTTCGCGGGAATCGGTCTTGATTTTCAACGTTTGACTCCAGTAACGGGCTTGCGCCCGAAGGTCAGGCGCGAGTACGCGTCCAATTCAATACGGTAATAGAGAAGGAAACAAAGTTGGCGTGTTGTTAACCGACATGCGCCACCGTCGGCTCTGGAGGATTACGGAGATAACCCCCAAAGACGCTTCTAGAACTTCAGGTTCGGGGTCGAGTTCTCAGGGGTCAGCATCGACTTTGACTTGATGGCAAGCCGCTGGTAACGCTTGGTCGGGTCAACCTTGTCCACCTGCATCCAGGTGCGCATGTAGACCAGCTTGTCAGTCATGTTGAGCAGCGACACCAGAAATGCCTGTTCACTTGACTTGTCTAACTCCAGTCCCGCAGTAAACATGTCGTTTGAGAACTGCTGGACATCACGGGGCTTGGCTACATCGTAGAACTTAACCACCTCGTCACCAACGGAGATGGTCGTAGGCCGTCCCTGGGCATCATTCAAGCAGTTAATCGCATTCGCCTTGAACACGATATACTCCCCACCCTTCTTAGACACAATCTGCTTGACCTCGGCAACCTGGCAGACCGCATCCCCACTCAACTCCTTCTTGGAACCATTCTCAACCGGCGTGTAATCCTTCAGCATATCAAGTAAGCTCATAGCATCCCCCTTCGTTGGTTATTTAAACGAACAAGTTACGAAACGATGTAAAGTTCTTGGCATCATCATCCACCCATTGGATAACCGGCGCCATCTCCTTGAGACGGCTACCCGCCTCAACGAGCTTAGAACCCCTAGTGACCATTTGACGGGCTAAGATGTCACCCACATAAGCAGACCTTACATGAAGGATGTGGTCAGCCCACCCACTAATCGCCTTGCCGGTCTTCCCGCCAATCGCAATCGTGTCCTTCTTGTACTTCTTCTTCGTGAGCTCATCCTCCCGCTCATCCTGCGCGATATGGCAGATTATGACAATCGCACAGTCAAGCTCCTCGAACTGCTTGAGCAACTGCTTAAGCTTGGTAGAAGCCCAGAACCACCCAATGCCCTCAGGGATATCCCCAATGGCCTCAATCTGGTTCTTCGGGAACTTCTCACGCCCCATCTCAAGCACATTCTCATGGATGCAGTCAATCATTCGGTCGCCAGTATCAATCACGATGGTGTCAAACGGTAGAACCCCAGTCGTCTTCGCCCTCATAAGGCGAGAACGCACCGCTTGGATGTCCCCAAGCGTCCTGCAATCCTCACCCAAGGTCTGAACATGGGTGTGCCCAGGCTCAGTCCTGATGAAGTAGGCCTTGTGACCCGCAGATGCCCAGAATCTGGTCTTGCCAGTCTTCGGCTCTCCAAGCATGACAAACTTCTGCTTACGCCAGACCTTCGACAACTCTGGCATCTGCATATTGAATCCAAGCTGGGCTAGTGCGGCTAGGTTTACATCGGTCGGGGGCGGGGATACGGTAGGCACAATCACAGTAACAGGTGTATCACTCATCTCATCTCCTTTGCCCAAGCGTAACCTGGGACTTTTAGAACCACGAACTTGGGGGTCTACCCCAGTTATTCGGGTTCTGCGGTTAACTCAGCGCGTAACGCCGAGGGTCTATTGAAAAATCTGTAGAGACTGAGCGCCTCATCGTACATTGCGGCAAGCGCCTCAATTTTGTACGGCATCTCATCAGTCTCGGTTCTAACATACTCATACATCCCCGTGGTCTTGTCAAGGCGCAGTATCGCTCCATACTTCGGCCTATCACACATGAGCCCTGGCAACATCGACCAGTAGGCGCCAAGCTGCAACCAGTAAGAGTGACCAATTCGGGTGCTGGACTTCATATCAATCAGGGTGTCAAGGGAGTCCACAATCAAGTCATAAGTCCCTGCAATCAACCGGTCATCACAGAATAGCGTCTGCTCCATCTTCACGCCCTTAGGCATGTAGGAACTCATCCAGTCATCAAAGGCCTTGACCGCATTCACCGCCTCGATGGAGTCCCCAGCTCGCAGAACATCATCAAAGGCAACCCCCTTGAGTAGCTGCTCGCAGGCCTCATGCACCCGCGTACCGGTCTTAAGGGCAATCGTGGACACCCTCTTGGCTTCCCGCTTACCCACCTTAATCTTCCAGTCAACAAGCTCAGGGGTCTGGAAATAGTCAAGCACCCTGGTCACGCGGGTGTACAACCTCCCATCCCGCTCATAGTGATTACCGTCTTTGGAGACCGGCATTTTGCTCCTCAAGGTAGTTCTTAATCAAGATGCGCACAAGGGATGACGAGTTCCGCTCAACCCGCTGCGCCGCCTTATCCAGCTCATCCCTCATCTCTTTGTCCAGTATAACAGTAAAGTGTACTTGTTCAGCCATGATATCCCCCTATTTGGTACTCGCAGGATACATGGTGTCACCAGTATTGTCAAGCATTATTTTTACTCCGTAGCCACATGACAGGCGCAGGCGCACTTTGCCGCACACTTAGCCGTCTGACAACCCTGGCAATCCTGAACCTTGGCCTCTCTCCTATACGCCCGCCATGCCTCGGCATACTCAAAGAGTTCCTCACTTGTCATCTCCGCAAGCCAACCACTTACGGCATCCGCGATATCGTCATCTAGTTCCTCAGGATGCTCGTCGATATACCACGCCTCCATGAACTGCTCGAAATTTAGCGCCTTCATAATTCCCCCACTCCGTTTTTAACGAACTCTGCCCACTTTGCTTCGCAGTAATCCACATGCTTCTCAACCTCAGCGTTCCACGGCGCCCAGTAAATCGCATAGAGCCTTGTGAACTGGGCGATGTTGTTCTCGAAGTCAGGCGCCTTGAACGCGAACCGGTCATGACACCAAGGACACCGCCTACTGTGATACACGCTTCTTCTTCCTCTTTTTCTTCTCACACTTTGGACACCTTGGCGTATCAAGGAAGAAACACCCAGGGCAATGGTCGCCCCAACAGTCGTGACAGGTATATCCGAAGTCATCAAAATAAAGCCTCGGCAACCCGCAACAATGACAAACTATTTCTGGCCTCTTTACTTTTTCCATACTCAGGAGTATACTCCACATCGTTCTTAGAAGTCAAGTATACATTAACCAAAAACGGAGAAAAGTTATGACAATGAAGCATCTGAAATTACAGGCGTTCTGCGGAGAAACGCTGCGCACCAACAGTACCCCACCAGAAACAATCGTTGAAAACTTTGTCTGGAAAGAAGATGTAGCGATGTGGCTTGGTAGTGAGAAGGCCGGTAAGTCAATCGGCGCACAACAACTTGCCATGTCAATAGTCACAGGTCGCCCATTCCTCGATAAGTTCAAAGTAGAGAAACCTGGCCCAGTTGTCTACATCCAAGCGGAAGGTAAGCGGGATGAATTCGTCGACCGCCTCAACAACATCTGCATGTCGATGGAAGGATTTGTGGACTCCAAATTTCTCCACATCTTCAAGAAGTTCATGCCCCTAAACCACGAACCTGTACGCCAAGCGGTATTCGACCTCATCGACGCTCAAATACTTGTGTGGGGTGAACCTCCCGTCGCCATCATCATCGACTCGGTCTACAAGGCCATGGACGGCGACCTTAATGACAACAGCGATGTAATCGCATTCACCAACGCACTTGATGAATTCATCTCCCGCTACCACGCCTCCATCATCCTCATCCACCACGACTCCAAGGAATGGCGTGATGACAAGACTAAGGGTGAGATTGAGCGGGGCGACAAGGGCAGCTACGGTAGCGTCTTCCTTCGTGCCTATGTCGACCACATCTTCTACCTCAAGAAGATGAAGGACAAAACACGAATGTTGTCCTGCGATACCACTAGGTCATCGAAGACAAGCGAGGAGCGCCTATCGCTCATTCTCGTCGAACCAGCCCCCTTGTGCTTCCAAATAAAGGGGGACTACACACCATCCGCCGAAATGATTCTCCACCAAATCAAGCTTCACCAATGCGTCTCATACAAAGAACTGATGGAGTTCACCGGTCTAGCGCTCATCACCCTCAAACAATCCATGAATATTCTGATAAAGGATAAAAAGGTTGTTTACGAAGATATCGGCAAGGAGCGGGCTTTTACATTACGGGCGTCAAAAGCGCCCGATGCTGTCAAAAGTTAGATGACTACGGTATACATCTAAGTTTACCAGATTACTTATGTTTACCCGTATAGTCGACTGCACTCTTATTATGGGGGGTAAGGAATATATACGGGGGGTGTTTAGAGTCCCCCCGTGGTATATTATTCTACGCTATCTATTAACAGGTTGGAGGGTGACTTCGCAGCGACCGAGCGATAGGTCTCCGCATACTAACTTAAATGCGGATGGGGTCAAGTCAACGATTACCCCACGACGCCTGGGCTTACGACCTGGGCCTCGGTCATTATGCCTGACATAAACAGAACCGGCAGTACCAGTCACCTTATACCACCTACCATCGGGCTTCCAAGGTAGAGCGCAGGTCATCGAGCGTTCACGGTACCTATCACCAGAGGCGGTAAGAATCCCACTAGTACCCTCAGCTTTGCAAGACGCCTCAGTATAATAGCTCGCAAACCCCCTAGATTTGGCGCAGGCAGGCTCGTTAACCCCAAATGCGGTAATCACCCCGCAAATGAGGCTAACGACCACCTTGACCCTATTAAGCCGTCTGTAGCTCACTAGGCTTTAAGTGCTTAAGGTTAGACTTCACCCGACCCTCATGCTTCATGGCGATATGTAGCTTAAGCCCCCTGAACTTGAGGTGACAGATTGGGCAAGCCCGTCGGTAGGCTTTCTTGCGCCCAACGACCACCCTCGGCTTACTCTCCCCACCTACCAACCTCTCCAACTTCTCCATCTTAGCCCGCAGCACCTCCAACTGAACCTTCGCCTTCTCAACCTTGTGGTCTACCTTCTCGGTAATCTGAAACCTGAGGAACCATCTCTCATCACCAATATGACGAGTTACCTGGGTCGTCTTACCTTCCCCGATACTCTTGGCTTGCTCATGATTCAAACTCACCAACGCATACCTAACCACTTTCTTCTTATTACTCATATCATCCTCCGTTTTACATGTTATGTACTCGACACCTGCGCACACTATACACACTATCTACATCTCTGTCAACTAGAAAGATAGTGGGCTACAATTATCCTCTTTGGGGAATCACTTTGAATTGCCCAATTTCTCACCACTCAAGTAAAATTCCCCCCAACCACTTTTGATTCGTCCCCATAATTCCGCAGGACTCAAGTAAAATTCCCCCGACCCACTTTCAATCAACCCCATATATTTTCGTGAACTCAAGTAAAAAAAATAGCGAGCAGTTTTTATTCGTATATAGCTGGGTCGCCGGTCGCGGGGGCGCAGAAGTTATCCACAGGTTATCCCCAGCTTGTGGAAAACTTGTGGATATCGGCGCGCTTTACAGGCAGGCCGCAAGCCAGCGGTCGCGGTCGAAGTTCGGATTGTCAGCCGCCAGCGCGTCGGCTAGCGCATGCGCTACGGCTTCCAGCGTCAGGCCGCCTAAGCTTTTACCAGCAGGAAGGCCAGCGGAAACGAATCGCAAGGCCGCCGCCAGCCGCTCATAATCGCGCCGCGTCACAGCGTCACACAGCGGCCGTCAGTCGTCCGGTATCCGGCGAGGTCATTAGCCCACACCAGCGCGCCGTCCCAAAAGATAGTGACGAGGTCGCCGGAGTCGGCCAGCACAGCACAGCGGCCGCCACTGTCGGCAGTCATCGCCGCCGCTTGGTGTTCGGCCTCAGCGCGGGTCGGCCAGCCAATAGTTGATACTCCAGCGCGGGTATGATGTTGGGTTGTATACATCGGTATCCTTTCGGTTAGGTTGTTTATCTGTCAGCCGAGAGTATATCACCGAGTCCGGTACATTGCAAGTATGAAGCAATCAGGGTATCCGCAGGGTTCCATATATAAGGCGCATTCGGTGCTTGACACATACGCGCCAGCGGTGCTAAAATTTGGTTGTTGGGAATCACCCCAGCAAAAACGGAGAACAGAAAATGAGCAAGTCAGAATTCCCACAGGACAAAAAAATCCGCTTGACCTTGACCGCGGAGACGGCCGCCGGAAGCGCGCCGAGGTTATCCCCGAGTCACTTGGCCGAGGTGGTTCAGCGCATGATAAATGACATGTTAGCCCCAGCGTTCGCACTTCTTGGCTTCGATGGAATCGCGCTAACCTGCAATATCGTCGACGCGTCCAGCGTTGCCGCCGAGGTTGCCGAGGTCACAGCCAAGCAAGCCGCAGACCTACACAGCGAGCTGGACGCATTCGTACGCGATAACGATATCACCGAGTCCAAATAACACACACCAAAACGGAGACCTATTACCATGATAAAATTCAAAGTTCAGCCAGCCAAAAGTTCTACTCTCATCGGCCTTGACGCAGAGCGCGACGCGCTACGCTACGCAATGGCTAGCGGCATGCCGTCATTACTAATCGGCGAGACAGGTACCGGAAAAACATCGCTAGCAATCGAGGTCGCCGAGTCACTAGGCCTTGAGGTCATCCGGTTAAACATGGACGGTAATGTCACAGCAGACCAATTCATTGGGCGCGGTGCGGCCGACGGTGCGCGTACATTCTTCGAGGTCGGTATACTCCCGCAGGCCATGAAGCGCGGCGCGGTGCTAATCCTTGATGAGGTGAATATGTCACCCGCCGAAGTACTTGCGCTGGTTTACTCAGTCGCCGAGCGTAAGCCCTCACTCACTATCAAAGAGACCGGAGAACGGTTCACAGCCGCCGACGGTTTTTGCTTGGTTGCGACGATGAATCCCACAGCAGATTATGCTGGTACCCGCGAGTTGTCGCATGCCTTAAAATCGCGCTTTGGCCTAACGGTCGAGTTCCCGCGGTTGTCCGGTGTCCGGCTCGTCGAGGCACTAAAGGCACAGGTTCCCACAGCCGCCGACGTAGATATTGTGAACATCGCGGCAATTCTCGAAAAGGTCGGAGATTTGCAGATATCCGGCGAGGTGTCGGCGCGGCTCAGTATCCGCGAGGGAGTATCCGCGCTTCAGATGTTGCGCGACGGCATGCCCTACAAGCTGGCAGTAAAGTACGCGATTGTAGGCAAGCTGGAAGCGGCAGACCGCGCCGCGATTGAAGCTGCAGGAGTGAAGCTAGACGGCCGCAAGGTCGAGACGGTTGCCACAGTCGAGGAACTAGTTGCCGCGTCCGGCCGCGTCGCAGACCTTGAGAAAGCCCTAGCCAAGTCTGAGCGCGAGGTTGCCAAGTTGGCCAAGGTTGCCCAGCTGGTTGCCGCGTTAGGTGAATCGCCGGAGAAATCGAAAACAGCGGCGGCGGTGTAATCATGAATCAGGCCACATTTACCCAAAAGCTACGCGGCACACTACGCGATAACGGCGGCAGGCGGTTACTACGCGGCAAGGTTAGCGGGTTGCTAGACAGCGGCAGGGTTAGCCAACTGTTCACTTCCGGCGGGTCGCGTCCGGCGGTATTCGCAGAGGTGGAGAAGCGCAGGCATACGAGTTACCACATTGGCATACTTGTCGACGCGTCCGGCTCTATGCAATGCCGAGATGATGGCGAGCGCGGCCGCGGTCAGGTGGATAACCCCGCGAGGTATGAAGCGGCATTTGCCGCGGCTCATGGCCTAGCGCGTTCGCTGGTGTCTTCCGGTTGCACAGTATCGGCGGCGGCCTTTAATCAGTTCGTCCGGTTTTGGAAGACCGACGAGCTATTGAAAGCGTCACCCCGATTATTTGCCGAATACTCCAAAATGGTATGGGATATCGGGTCCCATCAAAACTATGATGCCACAGCGTTGGAGTTAATGCGCCGCCATGTACAGCGTCAGCCGGAGTCCGTCCGGCTAATCGTAGTACTCAGCGACGGTCACCCCAGCAATGCAATCGAGCAATCGCTAAAAGCCAGCTACGAGCGCGCCGCCGCTTGGTTCTACCCGCAGGCCGACGGAGTCCGGCAGGTAATCAGGCGGTGCGAGTCTTCCGGCCTTGCGGTGGTCGGTGTCGGCATACAGTCGGACGCAGTCACCAGCTTGTACAAGCGGCACGCGGTTGTGAATAACCTAGACGAGCTTTATCCCGCCTTGCTTGGCGAGGTCGGGCGCGTCATTAAGCGAGGGCGCTAACATGGCCACATGGAAAGATAAATTCACCGACGCGCAATGGGAGATGGCCAACAAATATATGGCGAGTCATTCGGTGCGCGGTATATTGCATGGTGTCCAAATCGGTGCGGTTGCGGCTAAGGTTCCAATTAGGAGTTACAGCAAGCGCGAGGCTTGGGCAAAAGACGCGGCACAAGTGGCGGCCGGATTTTACGAGCGCGGTATTCCCACACTAGAGGCGATACTTGACGAGCTATTCGGCAAGCCCACAGCAGGCACAGCGTCCGGCGGTGGCACTAGCCCAGGGTCAGCCGGAAGCGGTTTACCGGAGGCCAGCGCGCCGGAGTCCACAGCCACACAGCCCACAGCCCCAGCTGGTGCGCGTCCGGCCGAGCGTCCGGCCAGCGGGTCAGCCACAGGCAAGCGCGGCGGTGGCGAGTTCACCACAGAAAGCGGCACAAGCTTGACGGCGGCCGAGGTTGAAGCAATCACAGGCGGTGCGCAGTTCGCAGGATTTGAAGCGGCCAGCGAGTTGCCGCAAGCAATCCGCGAGTTGAACAGGCGCGTATGCGCTTGCCAGCGGTGCATGGGCGGTGCGCGATGAATCACCAGCGGCGCGTTGACCGTCCGGCGCTAGAGCGCGCCAGCCACAAGGCGATGTTGTTCGCGGTTGCGCTAATCCTTGCGGTGCTAATCTTGTGCGCTGGTTGCGCTGGTGTCGCGCATGGTGGTCAGGTTATGCGGCCATAGGCGGCAAGCGGTTTTTTTCCGGCTCATCGCCTAACAGCCGTAGAGCGCGTTTGACAAGGTCAGCCGCTGGCGGTACTCTATTCACATGTTAAAGAATCCCCGCCACGAAAAGCTGGCTCAGGCATATGCCCGTCAGCTGGCCACACAATCGGCCGATATGGTCACCAAAAGCGCAGTTTACAGCGAGGTTTTTCCACGAGCTACACCAGCGGCGGCAAGAAGCGGCGCGACGCGCCTGCTAACAAATAACAATGAGGTGCAGGATAGAGCGCGTCAGCTGGTTTTGCGGTTCAATCCGATAGAGCGCGTCAGCGCAGATTTGCAACGGCTCAGGAGATTTAAGCGTCATGTACTCGACAAAGACGGCAAGCTGATAGCAAAAACTCCCGACGGCCAGGTTCAATTATCAGCGGTGCAAACATGCCTAAAAATTCATGGAGTACTCAGCGACGCGCCGCAAGTTGATGCGCGTTCGGTGTCGTTCAATATCACGAATGAGACCGCGTCTCAGTTGACCGATACACTGGCCAAGATTGAAGCGGTCGCGCAGCGGTTGCGCGCCGACGCGGATGCCTAGCACAGTTGCCCACAGTTTGTCCACAACTATTTTCACAGGTTATCCACAGGGTTATCCACAGGATGTACACAATGTTGTACACAAGTTATCCACAGCTTATGCACAGGGTTACCCACAAGTTGTACACAGTTTATACACAGGTTGTGCAGAGGGGCTAACATGGGGGCTCCCCCCCTGGCGGGTGCGAGGGCAAACCCCTCTCCCACGCGCCGATAACTTTTTCACCTAATTATCTACCTTTTTATGTCGATTAAACCTCGCCGTCCAGTAGCAAAGCGCTCTCGTAAAATCGCTGAAAACGCGCAAGTTCCAGAGGCTGCGCCACCACCCGCGCCGCCAGTCGATATCGCCCAGGAAATCTACAATAAGCTGAAGGCTAACCCCGTGGTGTTCTTCCACATGTTCTTCGGTGAGCATACCCGCAAGAATACGCCGCCGTTTCATCTCCAGCTTATGGAGAAGTCAATCACCGAGCGGCACCTGGCTGTGGCTGCGCCTCGTGGAAGCGCAAAGTCCACGATTCTCATGTTCCTAAAACCAATCCACGCCATCATGTTCAAGCAAAAGCGGTTTATCGTCATTGTCCAGAATACCTTCAAGAAGTCCGCGATGTCCCTCGACACCATCAAGAAGGAGATTAGGGAGAACCAGAAGCTGCGCACCCACTTCCAAGGGGTTGAGATTTCCAAGGATGCTGAGGGTGACAGCGTTGTTCGCCATCCCGACGGCTTCGAAACAAAGATTTTATGTAAGGGTGTTGACCAGATTGGTAGCATCCGTGGTGTCAAGTTCGGGGCTTGGCGTCCAGACCTCATCATCGGGGATGACATGGAGGACGATGAACTTGTCAGGTCGAGTGAACGCCGTCTACAGCTACAGGGTGACTTCGACGACGCGCTTATCCCAGCAGGAGACAAAGATGCCTGTCAGTTCATCTTCATCGGGACGGTTCTCCATGACGATGCGCTAATAGCGCGGCTCGTTGGTACCGACCACTACCCAGAGTATACCAAGTTATTCTACCGAGCGCGATATGAGAAGCATGGTGAGATGCGAAGCCTCTGGCCAGAGCAATGGTCAGTAGAGGAACTCAACAATCTTGAGAAGGCCAAGCCCACAGTCTTCGCCAAGGAGTACCAGAATGACCCCGTTGCTGGGCAGAATGTCAGGTTCAAGAGGGAAGATTTCCGCTACTGGCGGGAGGGTGAGGGGCGGTATACCCTACTTGACCAAGATGGAAACATGGTGGGAGGGGGTAGCATAGGGGACTGCCGAGCGGCGGTGGCCTGCGACTTGGCCTGGAAGGAGAAGCGGGAGAACGACAGGAGTGTTATTCTCCCAGGATTCCTGACTCCGCAGAATGAAATTCTTGTTGGTGACTATGTGGCCAAGCGCGGCATGAAGCCGGATGAAGTTGGCGACCACCTATTCACCATTGTGGACAAGTTGCGCAGGGTCACCGGTAGCGATGTGCCTGTGGGCTTCGAGAAAGCGATGCTAGAGAATGTTACTCAGTACTTGCTGCGCCAGAAGATGAAGCGGGAGAATGTTTATATCACTACCACCGAGCTAGTCTGGGATGCTGATAAGAATACCCGCATTGAGACACGACTCCAGCCGCGATATGCCCAACATGTCATCTTTCACAAGCGCGGGCAAGGCGACCTGGAGAGTGAGCTTGAGCGATTCCCCTACGGTACGCATGATGATTTACCCGATGCGCTGCAAGGCTTAGTGCAGCTTCTCCGCTATCCTAAACAAGTTCGTAAAGGTGTAGACACGAGCGGAGACAATCCTTTTAATAGGATGCGCCAGCTTACCATCGAGGCGAAGGCCCACAAGCCGCTGAGGTATCCATCAAAATCCCGCCGCCCCGTTGTCCACGCCAACACATCACCTCTCTAATTACCGTATTGAATTTCCTGGCTCTGGTTACAGCCGAAGGCGCGGACTGGACTCAATATAGTGGGCTTACTTGACTTACTACGCACTACTAATGGTATGCTGATAGAAGGAGACCAAATTTAATGTCAGATGTTAAGATTCCAAAAGAAACTTTTGAGAAGCTTCGCCAAGAGGTCATTCTCGCTGAGAAAATCAACGAGCAAGAACTTGAACCCAAGATGCGGGAAGGTCTCGCCCGATACATCGGTCGTCATATCCCCGATGTGCAGTCTCCATGGGGATGGGATGTTATCCTCAACGAAATTTACCCAGTCGTCCAGTACGAAATCCCCTCAATCTATTTCCGCAACCCACGTGCTTACTGCAAAGCCCGCACAAAAACTTTTATTGCCAAGCGCCGTGACCCCAACACCGGACAAATGGTTGAAGTCGAACTCGACTCCACGAAATCTGCCAAGACCCAAGAGGCAGTTCTCAACTTTAAGATTAACGATATTCGTTACAAGCCAGAAGTTCAGCGGACTCTCCTCGACGCTCTCATCTTCCCCCACGGCGTAATGTGGCATGGGTATAAGGGTTCCTTCGGTATGACCGAGGAAAAGTCGTTGTACATCGAAGAAGATGATGTATTCGTCCAGCGCATCAACCCCATGCGGTTCCTTAAAGACCCCAGTGTCCCCATCGACCGCCTCGATGAAGCCTGGTGGGTAGCTCGCACGATTGAGATTCCTCTTAGTGACCTGCTGGAAGATGACACGCTCGACGTTGACAAGAATTTAGTCAATGGGAAGCTCGGCTATGGTGAACTTGTCGGCACGAAGGACAATATCACTACTGCGATGAACGGCGGCGACTCCTTCAGACCTGGCTCCATGGGAACCAAACCACTATCGTCTTTCCTTTCCCGTGAGAACCAATCGGCTCGGCAGTTCCGCTTCGTCACCATCTACGAATGCTTCGTGCGCCCGACTCCCAAGCAGAAGCGCAATGGTGAAAAAGGTTGGCTGGTTCTCTACTGCAAAGAACAAGAGAAACCCCTCCGTGTCTCAAAGTTCCCCTACAAGGCAAAAGGCTGGCCCTCCAAGATTCTCCAATTCAACCCCGTCTGCGACGAACCATTCGGTATGGCAGACTTCGAGGTTTACGGCCAGATTGCCGACCAGAAAAACATGATTGTGAACCTCCAGTTGCGTAACGCAAAAGAGAATTCCAAGGTCTGGGTTGGTATCTCCAAGGAAGGCACAAATGAAGAAGATGTCGAGAAGGTCAGAGTCGGCGACCAGACGGTCATTGCGTTTGAGGGCGGAAATCCTAGAGACAAAATGTTTGTTGCGAGCGCTGGAGGGAGCGCATCTAGCGAGCTTTACCTTATCGATGAAAGAATCCAGAGAAATCTCGAGAATGCTTCGGGCGTTACAGACTTAAGGAAAGGATTCCTTCAAAGTGGCGAAGAATCAGCAACCTCGGCAGCGATTCGCAACGCAGGCGGTTCAGTCCGAGCCCAGTACCGCCAAGACCAAATGTCCGACTATATCAAAGACTCGTTTGATTACCTCCTGCAGCTTATTAAACAGTATGTTCCAGTCGAAGACGCAGTACGAATTGTGGGTTCACTCGACGCAGAATGGTCTGATTCTTTTACGGAAGACGAAATCCAAGCACCGACCGACATCGAAATTGATGTCATCTCCATGTTGCCGGAGTCTCCCGAAAAGGAGATGCAGGAAAACAAGATGATGTTGGACATGGCGACGCAGGCGCTGAACAACCCGCCCCTTATGACCAAGCTCGGTCAAGAGGGTTATATGTTCAACGTCGCCCCAATCATCGAGAACCTACTCAGCCGCATGAAGATTCGAAACCCAGAGGTCTTCCGCCGAATCCGTCAGGATGAATCCGAAGGCTTCGTCAAGGTATTCGACATGACTCAAGCCGGTGAGAATGTGAAGGCTGCGTTGGCTGGTCAAATGCCAACCAATATGCCCGAGATGGGTCAAGACCACAAGGCTAGAATCTTCCTCTACAACGAGATGCTCCAGCTAATTAGTGAACTTGGGGACTCGCCCGCAGCGAAAATCCTCAATCAGCTAATCATGGCTCACTCAGCACTTGCCGAAGAAGAAGAAAAGAAGCAGCCCAAGGCAGGGAGAGTGGTCGGTGCCTAGGTTTTACGCTCACTTCAATCGTGCCCTTGGAAAATATTACCGCAGCGAGCGTGACATGACCAAGGATATGAAGGCAAAGGGACTAGAATTTATCCCAAAAGGGCAATCCATGGAGAATGAGCCCAAGCGGAAATCCTACTCGCTATCCTCTGACACCCGTGCAATCGTCAGCGAAATCGCCAAGTCCAAGGATAAAAAGGGGAACTTCAAGCCCAGCGGTCGTCTTCTCGACATTATCGCCCAGCGTCACTCAACTTTAGCTCAACCACGTTAACAAGGAGACAAAATGGCTATCAAGACAAGTGCGAATGTTCCGATGAAGGGTGGAAAAACTGGCGGATATGACATCGTAGGTCAGTCATCGTCCAAATCTGGCTATGGAATCAAGACTAGCGTAACCAAACCCAGTCGTACCAACGACAGTTTTTACGGTGGCAAGCCCAGCAAGCGTGGTTCCAAGCAAGTTAAGACCACCGGAGGATGCTAAGTTGGCAAGTTGGCTCTCAGTCGCTGATGACCTCATCATAAACCTCGAACATGTAAAGGGAATCGCCCGTGATGGCGAGCGTACCACCATTTACATCGAGTTATCTGAAGGTCTGAAGGAACTTAGCGTCAACTTATCGTTCGATGTTCTCAAGAAAATCGTCTCTAAACGCGGTTCGGCTGACCTAAGCGTTAAGATGGAAGAAATAACCAAGAATATTAGGACTCTAGCCAAGTCCTCTTACACACCTACACCTTGATGGAGGGTAAATAGATGGCAAACGAGCAGATTACAGCACCGACACCGCAGGCACAGACTCCCGCAGCGCCCCAAGCACCCGCTGCGCCTCCTCAGAGTACCGCCACTGCTCCGTCTGACATCTTTAAGCGTACTTCCCAGGTTCAAGCACCAGCAGAAGCCCCCGCATCCCAGGAAGTCGCCCCTCCTCAAGTAAATATTAGTCTCGATGACATCAAAGACCCCGTACAGCGTGGAATCGTCCAAAAACACTTGGAAGCCAAGCTGAAGGAAGCCAACAACGCTATATCCAAGACCTTCGGTGAGCTCGGCGGCGAAAAAGCTCGGCTAATGAAGCAGGTCAAGGAGCTGGAGGGTCAAATCGAGCAAGTTCGCAACAAATCTTATTCAGCCACGGACATCCAACAGTTGATTAATCGACCGGATTTCGTGCAGGCAGTCCAAACCTATCAGCAGCAATCGGCCCCAGAAGGCTGGAACCGGTCTACTGAAGAATGGTCTGCTCTTAGTGACAATGACAAACAGTTGGTTCAGCAGGCTATTGCAGAGGCACGTTCCACACGCAATCAGCTAAACTCGATGCAACTGTCAAGCTACCATCAGACGCTGAGAACTCAGTATCCTGATTACAACCCAAATGAGGTTGAGGAGGTTATCAACCGCGCCAACTCTGGTCAAATGACTCAACAGGAAATCTTTGAGCTGACCTACAAAGCGTTGAAAGCGGAAGATAAGGTTCGTCAAGCCTATAAAATGGGTTGGGAAGACCGGAACACAAATATCACCGAAAAGGTCGGTGGTATGTCGATGAATGGGGTACAGACGAATGTTTCGCCTGACGCTTTGGAGCGCAATCCGAATGAGCCAACACGCTCGTTCTTCAAGCGCATCGCAGAGCGTAACCTCTCTCGACTGCAAAAATAATTTAACTAAAGGAATCAAGTCATGGCTAATGAATTCTTCATACCGACGTTCCCGAACTCGTCGAACCTCGACGCAGCTCTGGCGACATCGCTCCCCGAATACTCAAAGACGATTACCGACAACGTGTACAACGCCAACGTTCTCCTTAAATGGTTGAACGGTCGCAAGCGTACCGTTGATGGTGGTCTGTCAATCGTGTACCCGCTTATTAAAGGTGACCAGAACGCTGGTGGTTTCTACACAGGTGCGCAGGCTCTTAACGTCATTCAAACTGACCAAGAGACGCAATGCGAATACAAGTGGCAGAATGCCTACGAGCCCATCCAGCTCACCCGTGACGAAGAACGCTACAACAGCGGTGATGTCCACAAAATCATCGACTTGGTTGGCGAGAAAATCGAACGGTCAGAACTGGCGTTGGCGAAGCGTCTTGAACAGGCGTTCTCCACACCCGTATCCGGCGCAGGCAACCTGATTGACCTTGAGACCCTGGTGAACACGGGCACTCTTGGAACAATCGCAGGTGGCACCCAGACCTTCTGGCAGTCCACAGTTACCGCTTCCGGTAGCTTCGCAGCCCAGGGTATGAGCGACATGACCACGGCGACCTATGCGGTCTCCTCAGCGGCCAACATCGACAACCCTACCATCTACATGACCAACAAGACTGTATTCCAATACTTTGAGAATACCCGTCTTCCGTTGGAACGCATCCAGAACGGTGACTTGTCTGCCAACGCTGGCTTCAAGAACTTCACCTTCAAAGGCGTTCCCGTGGTCTATGGTAACTTCATCGGCAGCGGTCTCCTGTTCGGCTTGAACGAAAACTACATCGAATATGTGGTTGACTCTCAGACCGACATGGCGATGACTCCGTTTGTTACCCCCGTGAACCAGACGGTGAAGGTTGCCTTCATCCTGTTCCGTGGAAACCTGACAACTAACAACCGGCGCAGACATTTCAAGCTAACCGGAATCACCGCCTAAGCGGTAGGGGGACACAATGGCAGCAGTTACTCCAGCTACGCTGACTCAATTCAGCGTCGGTGACTTGAAAGGGTATTACGCTTCGTTTGCGGACACCACAGATACTGGTGACACGTGGGCGAGCGGAATCCCTGGCATTGTTGCCGTATTTGCTTCTCAGGGTGGCGCAGTTACTACTCAAGCAAGTGCAGGTGCGGGAGCGTCGTTCAGCGGCTCTACCGTCACTATCTACTTGGGTGAAGACGATACTGCGGTCAACCTGCTCGTTTTGGCACGTTCGTAAACATTAACCGTTAAGCCGTCACCCCAGGGCCGGTGGTAGAGATACCCAAGCTACAGGTGACGGACTAACAAGGAGAAATCATGCAGATTCAACAGGTCAATAAGGATAACGCCGAGAAGGTGTTTATCGTGGTTAAGAATGTCGACGGTAGCGGTTCGCTTACGACCGGCTTAGGCGTGTGCCTTGTCGCCGCAGGTGCCTCTATCGACGGACTCTCAGCCGTCAAATCAAGTGCTGGTAGCATCAAGTCGTTCATCGGCTTTGCCAACAGCGACATCGCAATCAACGCATTTGGACTTGTCCAGGCGTGGGGATTGTGCAATAGCGTTCAAATCTCGGCGGTTGGTTCATCCATCACCGTTACCGCTGGCGACACGCTTAAGCCTGGTGGCGTTGCGGGAACGATGTTCTCGTCCGTGACTGACGCTGCGATGTCCACACTTCTCTACCGAGTCTCATACGTTGCGACTACGCAGACAATCTCTGCGAATCCTTCGTGGACTTCGGCTGTGGTGTTCGGACTCTAAGTTATGCCACTCTCCAAACCCGCCAGTCACTTGATGATTGACGACTTGGAAGTGGAATTGTTCCGTTGTGACGCTGATGGTGGGATTGTTATCAAAGCAAAAGGCTATGATAGCGCTCCTGCCTTCAGCGCTCACAGCGGACATCATCTCAATCAACCCGTCATCCTAACTGAACAAGAAATAGAGGACATCATTGATGAACTCAAGCTCACCCGCTAAGAGCGTTGTTAAAGTTATGGTAAGCATACCGAGCATGGGCTATACACATGCCGAAGCCTACTGTAACCGCCTCGCTAACTTCATGCACATGGGTCGTCTTGAAAAAGAGGGCAGGCTAATTCACAAGTTGGCAGAATCATTGAAGGATGAAGATGCAGAGACCAAGGCGAGGGTTTTTAAGAACTTCCTTGAGGGTTTGCAAATCATTAGCTCCAATGACCAAGGGGTTCGCTTCGAGTTCTACTTCGCAGTAATCGGTAGAATCTTCACCCCCGTCGCCCGTGACCAAGCAGCTAAGATGGCGGTTGAGAATGATTGTGACTACCTTTTCATGATTGATGACGATATGATTTGTCCCGATGACATGTTCCAGAAGCTGTACGCCCACGACAAGGACATCGTTGCTGCCCTTGCCTTCACTCGCAACTACCCTCATCGCCCTGTCATGTACAGCGCCCTCGAAGGTTACGACCCCGTGGCCCGCAAGGAGTACTTCAAGAATCATGTTATCCAGAATTACCCCAAGGGTGAGCTGGTCGAATGCGACGCTGTCGGCTTCGGCGCAGTACTCATCAAAACCTGGACTCTCCACAAGATGGAGAAGCCCTGGTTCATGTCCACCTGCGGGACTGGCGAAGACATTCTGTTTTGCTACAAAGCGAAGAAAATCGGCGCTCGTGTCTTCATGGACACCGCCTGCTCAATCGGCCACCTCGGAGCCCCCATCAATGTGGATGAGGACTATGTGGAGAAGATGAAGGCGAAGGAGATGCCCGACTTCAACAAGATTCATCCTGTGTACGACAAGTACAAGGAAAACGGTAAAGAGGCGGTCTTCGTAACAGGAGATTACGTCTAATGAAGCCGATGGTGGATATAATTTGCCCCTCGTTCAACAACCCGCAGTTCCTGAACCCCATGGTTCAATCAATGGTCAAAACTGGCCATCTGCATAACGGTTTTGTTCGCCTCATCATCGTCAATAACGGGAAGCAGCCATGCAAACAAGAGTTCGCACATATACCCAACTTGCTCGTCGTGGACGCTCCCGACAACCTAGGCTGGGAAGGCGGGTTGGCACTAGGGCTCAAGTCTAGCGACGCTCCCTTTGTCTGCTTCCAGAATGACGATGTCTACATCCCGCAGTCATCCTTCCGGTTCTACGAGAATTTGGTCACCTTGTTCAGCAACCCTACCGTTGGGATGGTCGGCCCCACAACCACCACCGCCGCAGGCATCCAATCAATCTACCACCCTGGCTCACCATGCGACCCAACTGATGTCCGCTGGATGATTGGGTTCTGTATGATGGTCAGGCGCACAGCCCTAGACGCATGTGGCGGCGTTGACACTACGCTCCCAGGTGGGGACGACTTCGACATCTCCATCCGCATGCGTGATGCCGGTTACCGTCTCCTAGTGACTCCCACCGCCTTCCTAATCCATCACGGCTTCAAGACTGGCCAACGAGTCCACGGCGACCACAACACCGACGGCGGTTGGAACTCTCCCCAGATGCAAGAGCGCACCAACAAGGGGTTGATTGACAAGCACGGGTTCAAGAAGTTCTACGAGACGATGTGCGGTCAAGTTATCCAGATTCCATCAGCTCCCTCTGACGACTCCGAGGGCAAGTTGATTTCCAACAACATCTCCCAAGGTGAGAAAGTTCTCGAAATTGGGTGTGGGGCAACGAAGACCGTGGCTGACTCCGTAGGACTAGACAGAATCCCTGCAGGCGAGATGATTCCAAATCTCCAAGGGGCTAAGTCAGTTGCTGACATCGTCGGTAGCGCAGAATCAATCCCCGCTGAGTCCAACACCTACGATGTAGTAATCGCCCGCCATGTCCTAGAACATTGCTTGGACACCGTCGAAACACTCCGTGAATGGGTAAGGGTTCTCAAACCAGGTGGTCGTCTGATTATCGCCGTCCCCGATGAAGACCTCATCAGGGGCATTCCGATGAACATCGAACATGTACACGCCTTCAACCGAAAGTCCCTCGGTCGTCTCGCCAAGCTTGTCGGGTTAACTGTTTCCTCGGTTCTTGACCCAAAGAACGGGGTAAGCTTCATCTCAATCTTTGACAAGCCTGCTAGACTAGAGATGACACTTGACCGAGCCTACGAAGGTGACTGCTCAGTCATCCCGCTTGAGGCTTATGTAGTTAGGGGGAATGACTAATGTGGCAAGAACGAACCATCAGAAGCTCTTTTGCGAGTTTTGGCTTCTTCGGACTTGTGAAGCGAGTTGTGTTGTGTGTGAGTCATAATTTGCAGGTTCTCAAGTCTATTTATATCGAGAACAGTAAAGGAAACAACACATGCTACGCATAGCAAATTACTACGAATCGAGACTTGGGCGTAATGATGGAAACCCTTTATACATAACCCATGCTCTTAAGCAACTAGAGTCAAAAGGAATCTTGCTAGCAGACCATTTAATTCCAAACGGAGACACAAAGTATTTTGGGAAATACGACTTAGGGATGTGGATGGATTGGGGTGAAGACGGGCTTACTGGACTCATTCCTTATCAGATTCAATTTCCAAAAGAGCCATTTATTTACTGGGCATCAGATACACACATTCACCAAGCGTCTTACCAGTACAGGATGGAAACAGCCAAAAAAGCTTCTCTTGTATTCGTTGCTCAAAAAGATGCGGTTGAACGCTTCAAGGCGGATGGTGTAACAGCACCAGTCTATTGGATGCCGCATGCATTTGAGCCAACCGCCTATAATGACCCAGAGTCGAAGGATGGAAACCCATTCGACGTGCAGAAGAAGTACGACCTCTGCTTCGTCGGTCACGTCAGCTCACAGAACAGAATCGACGCCCTCGACCGAGTCTTCCGTGAATTCCCCAACTTCTACTACGGCCAGAAACTCTTTAACGACGCAGCCCTCAAGTACGCCCAGTCGAAGATTGTCTTCAATATCGCCATGAAGAATGATGTCAACATGAGATGCTTCGAGACCCTTGGCTCCCGTTCCTTCCTACTTACTGACCGAATCGACACCATTGAGGAAATCTTCGAGGACGGCAAACACCTTGTCCTCTACGACTCTCTCAATGACATGGTCGAGAAGGCTCGATATTACCTCTCGCATGACGATGAGCGTAGGAAGATTGCCGAAGCAGGCTATCGCCATGTCATCCAAAATCATACCTTCGAGAAGCGTCTCCAGTTTATGCTGGAGAAGGCTCGTGAACACAACTTAATAGGAGAACCAGTTCATGCTTAATTACGGAAACGGTACTACCGCCCTTGTCACAGCCGATGCTCAGACCGTTGCGACTGGGTATATTGTCAGAGTCTACGCTATCCACATCATCTCAGGTGGTGGTGGAGCCGCAGTCGTCAGCTTTAAGTCCGGTGGCTCAGGTGGCACAACCTACTTGACCGAAACCGGCACAGCCTCAACTGGCAAAACCATCACCTACGGAGAGGGCGGAATTGTATTCCCCGCCGGTCTCTACGTCGATGTGGATGCCAACACAACGTCAGTCGCAGTTACATACAACGTCACGTCAGCCTAACCCTGGACGAGAGTCCAAAAGGAGGGACAATGCCCCGTTACATATCGAAAGTAGGAAAGTGGAAGCCGGTTCAGGAGTTTTATGTGAATGCCGATGCCCAGCCTGGGGAAGACCCCATCTACAAGGGGCCGGATAGAGGTGCGCTTGAACAGCTCAGAGAACTCGGCATGTTGGACGAGAACGGAAAGATTCTCGATACCCCAGGGACTGAACCTCACCAAAATAGCGATATGATTTTGAGGGCTAGGCAGTTCGGGTTTGATAACGTCTACAAGTTCCTCAAGGAAGTCTACAACTATGACCGTGAGTCTGCCGAGAAGCTTGCTGATGTTGAGATTGCTAAACTTCGTCCGCATACTAAGCAAGGTGAATCAAAATTAGCGACCCCTATTCAAGAGTTGGGCGGTGGTCGTGATTATTCAGGTAGTGGAAAACATCGCTCTGGAGGAATGGGCGAGCCAACCGACGTTCCTTCTGGAGCATTAAAGTCGAGGGTCTAAAATGGCCTATGGTGCTGTAACCGTATCAACAGGTACTAAAATCGTATCGGCAAATCCAAATAGGATAGGGCTTATCATCACGAATACCGACTCGTCCGTTAAGCTCTACCTTGGTGATGATGCCTCGGTTACAGCATCAAACGGCATTGAAATTCCGGCAGGCGGGTCGTTCACAGAGGACTCTGGTGGAACCAAGATGTTCTGTGCTGATATTTATGGTTCTGCGGGGTCTGGCTCAATCAATGTGCGTTATTGGGAAAGGACACGCCAAGGATGAGCATAAGAATTAATGCTTTTGCCACAGGCGGTGGTGGCGTAACCGGCTCATCCGACAACTCCCTCACCATTGCTGGTTCAGACGCAATCATCAACCTCGCCAACCCCAACACTTGGACAGTGCCACAGACTTTCGATGTAGGCTCTGGTGTAATTATTTCCGACCTAACTGCTTCTCTCGGAGTTTA